AACGCTCAATGGTCTGACTACTCTGGCTCTTTTGCCCAGCCGTCAGTCCAACAAGGTGCTTACAACGCTGAATTTGACCTCAAGTTGATGATCTCTCCCGTACCGTTCCTCGGTATGGAAGGCGTGGCTCAACAAGACGCTGCAATTATCCCGTTGATTGAAGCCCGTATGAATGACGCAACAAACGTCATGATGGACGCAATGGCAACGGCGTTGTACAACAACACTACCAACAATCAACAGTTCATTGGTTTGCCCGCTGCTGTGGATGATGGTACAGGTGGTGCTGCATACCAGACTACTTACGGTAACATCAACCGTTCCACCTATACCTGGTGGCAGTCTAAGGTTTACGCAGCTGGTAACGTAAACCCCACACGTCAAAACATTCTCCAGTACATCTCTGGTACAGTGAAAAAAGGTGCAGAAATGCCCTCTTTTGGTGTTTGCGGATTTGGTACTTGGACATTGTTGGCTCAAGACTTTGTTGGTCAAGAGCAATATGTGATCACTCCTGGTTCAGGATTTGATGGTGACAACAACGGCCCTCAAGCTGCATTCCGTGCATTGATGGTTGCTGGCGTGCCAATCTATCCAGACCCATACTGTCCAGAAGGCACAGTGTACTTCCTCAACACNAACTACTTGTCGCTCTATATCCACGAGCAAGGTTCGTTTGTGTTCACAGGCTTTGAGTCCACTCTACCTAACTGGCAAATCGGTTATGTCGGTGCAGTTCTTATGATTGCTGAATTGGTGTCTGTCAAGCCCAAGTCAATGTCTAAGATCACTGGCTACAATTATTTGTCGCTATAAGGAGAATTTGAAATGGCATTAGCTCTTAATAAAATTATCCTTGCAAGTGCAGTCGCTAATACGCCTGGTGCGTATTTCCAGATTACCACTACACCCGCCACAACAGTTGGTAACGTCATTCCCGCTGGTGTTTACATTGTGTTCCCTACTGCTAACGTGACCATCCAGGCCACCAGCGCAGTGAATACCAACGGTAACATCACAGCAGTTTCAACCGTGTTGGCTAACAACACTGGTGGAATGATCTTCTCTGACGGTGTTAACGTGTTTGCCAACTCTTCTGTTACCAACGCTACAGTTACTTTGTTGACTGTTGACGGTGGACAGAACGTGTCTGGTACATACAACGCATCATAAGGAGTGAACAATGGCTAATCCCGATTCAGTCAGTCAGTATTATCTGGATTCGTTTGGATACGGTCGTATTGGTCAAGCTACAGTTGTGTCTATGGCAGCCTTGGGTAATGCGGTTGCCACTATTCCTTTGTTGAATGGTGGCCTCACAAACTCAGGGACTGCAGTAGGTTCTGGTGCAGTGATTCCTCGCAGAATTACTGTTAACAATCCTACAGGGTCTGTTTCGTCTGCTTATGTGACGATTACAACAAGCAATGACGGCAACGCATCCAATGCGATAGTTGCTAACGTGGCTTTGAGTAACATCACTGCAGCGGGCAGATACCAAGACTTGACCATAGCAACGCCTTACTCCACTACAACTTCAGTTACTGGTAACTTGACATCTGCACTTTATGTGAACGTGACCACAGTTTCTGGTAATAGCAACACTGTGAACTTCCAAGTTTACGGTGACGTTGTACAGTTCTAATGAACGTGTTTGTTACGAACCGTGGGGACACACAGCTCGCTGTGGGTTCTTACGAGTTCAAAAAGAATACTCCTGTAGAGTTGCCTATTGAGGCAGCTGTGCAATTATTTGGGTATGGTCTTGATGATCGAGAGCATATCTTGGTTCGCTGGGGGTGGATACAACTGCACAGCGAACTGGCAGAAGGTTTGAAAAAGTTAGATCAGTTTGAAATACAACTGAAAGACCAGGGAAAAACAGCTCGTTACCCTCGGCTGTTGGACGAGTACCCCTAACCCTCCAGAAGGGTTCGGGGGAAAAGACTCAAATGAAGGTAGCCTAACATGGACAGCAAATGGCAACGCTTAACGACTATCTCAGCCAAGTTGAAAATTTGCTCCATGACGTTAACAATGTTTTCTGGACGCAAAACCAGCTAACCACCTACATTAACGAGGCGAGAGAACGCACCGTTAGAGACACTGGTTGTCTGCGTAATCTTCAGACTACCACAGCTCCCCTGGCTTACAACTCTACTGCCCTGACGGGTGTTTCTCCTACCATTTGGCAAGGTAACACCGCAGTCACAGCTGGTCAGTACGTCTTTTCCAACATCTACAACTATGTCTACACCCAAAGTGGGACATCTGGCAACTCTGCACCGATCTATCCTAACGGTGCTAATCCTTTCCCGCCCACCGCTCCATTTGCAGATGGCACTGCCATGTTGCAGTATGTGAGTAATTGCGAGATTCTTCCATTCAATGCGTTGCCCCAGGGCATTAGTGTCTATGATGTTGTCAATATCAACTTATATTGGGGCAATAGTCGGATACCTTTGCGTTATCTGCCTTGGTCCAACTTCACCGCCCAGTTGCGTTACTGGCAGAATTATGTGGGCAGACCCATCTGTTTCTCTATGTACGGGCAACAGGCCATCTACATTGCCCCCATACCAGACCAACTCTACTACATCGAGGTAGATACCAACATTTTGCCCTCTGCTTTATCACTCACGAACATTAACCAGGTGGACACCATCATTGACCCGTACACTACTGCGGTTCAATACTATGCTGCATACAAGGCCAAGTTCTATGAGCAGTCTTATGGTGAGGCTGAAATCTTCAAACAAGAGTACAACAAACACATATTGAACGTCCTCAATAGCACGTTTACAAGAAGGATTCCTGATCCATACAGTAGTGGAGGTTAAACATGGCCTCCGCAGAACAGAAGAAGTCCTACCAGGTAATCAAGGCTTTCAAGGGTCTCAACACCAAGGCCAACCGCACGGCTATTGACAAGGATGAATTCTCCTGGTTAGAGAACGCCATGCCTGTGGGGTCTGGCAATATGCGGATTATTCCCACCAGTAGCAACGTGACCAACGGTGCAAATGCGGTGGTGTTCACCAACAATGTAGTTACCCTGTTTTCTGCCAACATCAATGATGATTATGTGGTGGCTGCAGAAGATAATGGTGCGCTAGAGGCATATGACCTCAGTTCTAACAACTTTGTGACCATTGTCGGCTCTGGTTCGTTGTCCAATTCTGGTGTTGCATTCTCTCAATACCAAAATACAGACGTTTTTGTGGGTGACCCCACTAAAGGTTTGTATGACTGGAACGGGGTGAGTCTGATTCCCGTGGGTTCTGTAGGCAGTATTGCCATCACAAACCCAGGTATCAACTACACGTCTGCACCCAACGTCACTATTTCTTCCCCCAATAATGCCAACGGCACACGGGCAACAGCTGTGGCCTCAATTACCACAGGTTCTGGTGGGGTGCAAAGCATTCAAGTTTTAACGGGTGGATCAGGCTATACGTCTGTGCCTACAGTAACCCTTTCCACGCCTGACGTGACAGGTGGCAGTACGGCTACGGCTGCAGCCACCATTTCTGGCGGGAATGTGGTGGCTATTTCTGTGGTCACGCCTGGTTCTGGCTACCTTAACCCGCCAACGGTTAGCATTACTGGGGGCGGTGGGTCTAGTGCAACTGCAAATGCAGCACTTTCCACGGGTATTGTGAATGCCATCACGCTGACAAATGCGGGTAGCGGGTACACGTCTCAGCCTAGCGTTACCATTTCTGGTGGTGGAGGGTCAAATGCGACTGCTTTAGCCCAGCTCGTCACTTTTGCCACAGGCGTGGTGTCCATTCAGGTNACCAACGGGGGCACAGGCTACGGTCAGTACGGCAACCTGGCAGTCACCATCACGGGTGGTGGGGGCACAAACGCAAATGCAACTGCCATCATTTCTGGAAACGTGGTCAGCCAGGTCATTATGAACAATCCTGGCTCTGGTTACACCTCTGCACCGTCTGTGGCGGTCTCAGGTGGGACTGGCACGGGTGCAAACCTTGTTGCGACTGTGCAGCTAAACCCCATAGTGGACTTGGCTACCTTCTCCAACAGAGTTTGGGTGGCACAGGGGCGCACGGTTTATGCGTCTGCCTCCACAAGCCCCACAGATTTCACCTCTGTATCTGCTGTAGCGTTCAACATTCAGGACAGCACCTTGCACGGCAACATTCAAGGACTCTTGTCTGCCAACAACTTCTTGTATGTTTTCGGAGACGATAGCATCAACGTGTTCTCGGACTTGCAAGTGACCTCCACAGGGGCTACGGTGTTCACCAACACCAACGTGAGTGCGTCTATCGGTACTAAACGCATTTACGCCATTTTCCCCTATTTCAGGTCAGTCCTGTTTATGAACGACTACGGTATTTATGCCTTGGTTGGTTCAACAACTACCAAGATTTCTGACCCTCTAGACGGTATTTTTCCCTATATTGACTTCAGCAAACCCGTCACAGCTGGTCAAACGCTGCTCAACAACATCCTTTGTGCGGTGTTTAACTTCTATGTCAACAGTTCTTTTCCGATTGGACCATCAGGATCACGGTATATCCAGTGTATTTTCTTTGAGAAGAAGTGGTTTGTTTCTAGCCAGGGCAACATCCAGTATGTGACCTCTGTGCCTTTTGGCGGTAAGGTCAGACTGTATGGCACAGATAACAACAAAGTATTAAAACTGTTGTACAACGATACAACCAGTCCGATCAGTTCGTACATCCAGACTGCACTCAATGAGATGCAAGACCCTATCAGGACAAAACAAGCCCTCAAATTTGCTGTAGAAGCGACTCTGGCGCAAGGTGGCGTGTTCAATGTCACGGTGGATTCAGAAAGCGGTTCTAGCCCCGCCTACACCCTTTCTAACACGGTTACTTGGACAAACACAAGTGGAACTACTATCGGTTGGACAAATTACCTATCTCAAACGATAATTTGGACAAATGTTAGCGGGTACTATTTGTACAAATCAGACGCAGAGCAGTACGGTAAGTATTTAGGATTAACGCAAACCAGTAATTCTGCTGGGTTTATTGTGAACACATTTGAGTTTGAACATGAATTAAGAGTGAGGTTCTAACATGGCATTACCAATTACAGTTCCCTATACGTTTGGAACGGCAACCACTGCTATCCCGCTGACCAATTTGGACAGTGATTTCAGCACTGTTTACTATGCAGTGAATGGTCTAGGTAATGGCTCTGTGTCATTAGCAAACGTGTCTATCACTGGCGGTACAGCATCAGGCAACATCACTCTTTCTAACGTCACCATCAGCAGTGTGGCTGCAGCAATTACTGTTGCACAGGGCGGTACAGGTGCAACTAGTTTGACAGCAAACAGCGTGGTCGTGGGTAATGGATCAGGACAAGTCACCGTTGTTTCACCAGGCACAACTGGTAATGTATTGACAAGTAATGGCACAAACTGGATCAGCCAGGCGGCTGCTGCAGCAACAGGCAATGTGACATATGGTAATACCACGGTTTCTTTAGGTGGTTCATCTTCAAGTATTGGTAATCTAACAACTGCAAATGTCACCATTACCAACTATACAGAAACCTTGTACGCACCAGCTGCGGGCTCGTCTTTCAGCATTTCTTTAGTAAATGGCACTATTCAAGAGATTAGTCTTAATGCCAATGGCACAATTACTTTGCCAAGCTCTGTGGCTGGCAAGTCTTACACCATCATTGTGACCTACTCAGGTTCTTATTCGCTGACTTGGGCTGGTGGTGGTACGTTGAAATGGGCAGGTGGTACAACACCTACTGCAACATCAACATCTGGTAAGTATGATATCTTCAATTTTTATTGTGATGGAACTAATACTTTTGGCTCTGTTTATGGATTGAACTTCTAATGTTAAGTAGTCGAAAAACAGCATCATCAAGTAGTGGATATAAACCTCCAACTGCAGTATTTTCTAAATCTTTAAGATTTAGAAGTAGCGCATCTGCTTATTTTAATAGAACATTTTCAAGCACACCTACATCATGGACTGCAAGTTTTTGGGTGAAAAGGGGAACTTTAGGTTCGTATCAATCAATTTTTGGATCACGTTTATCAGGTACAGGATCATCTTATTTAGAATTTCTTAACAACGATACATTAGGTGTAGCAAATAATTCCACATCTGTGGCAACTAATGCAGTTTATCGTGATCCATCTGCTTGGTATCATTTTGTTGTAAGCTGGAGTTCAAGTAACGTAGTTGTTATTTATTGCAATGGCGTATCACAATCTCTCACGGGTTCAATTAGTGGCGCAAATCAATTGTTCACATCAGGCTGGACAAGCACTGTTGGCAGATATGGTGATTCATCAAGTCAATATTTTGATGGTGAATTAGCTGATATTTATTTTATAGATGGACAAGTATTAACTCCATCTTCATTTGGTACGACATATGCTCCATCAGGCCAATGGATACCTATTGCATATTCTGGTACTTATGGAACTAATGGATTCCATTTACCATTCAATAACACAACATCCACAACCACACTAGGATACGATACATCTGGTAATAGTAATAACTGGACAACCAATAACATTAGCTTAACTGCTGGGTCAACATACGACAGTATGAATGATGTGCCAGTAGCGTATAGTGCGACTGCGGCTAATTATTGTGTCATCAATCCTAATGCCAATTCTGGCCCAACTATTACCAATGGAAATTTAAACCAAAGTGGTTCTTCAGGTTTTAGTCAATATGTAGCATCTACTATGGGGATGTCTGCATCAGGAAAATATTATTGTGAATTAACTTGCGTTACATTAGGTTCTGAATTTACTGTTGGAATTTGCACAGATCAAGGAAGTACTAATTATGTTGGAGGTACTTCAACATCTTGGGGATATTACACTAATGGTAATAAATATAACAATGGTTCAGGTTCTGCTTATGGTGCAACATATACATCTGGAGATTTAATTGGTGTTGCATTTGATGCTGGAGCTGGCACATTAACATTTTATAAAAATGGTACAAG